TGCGGAATTGACTTCCGTCTCGGGAGTCATGTTCTCGTCAGCCATGTTGTCTGCCAGGGATCACCCCTGGTTGAATGTTACGCAGGTAGTATGCCTATCTCTAGCAGGCGATGTATTCGCTGTCGTTGTCAACAGTCATAAGCAACTCGAACTCCGGCCCTGGTTCCAGCGTAGCTCCTTCGCTAACCCTGCCATTGTTAAGGGGATCCCATGGGTTGGCGGGGCCAAGGTAGATTTCAACCTTCTTTGCCTGGGTGTTTGTAGAATAAGACGTTCCGTATGCTTGGCTGCTTGATTCTTCCCCTTCTATGACGTTGCCGCCGCGGTAAGGGCTGTTGTGGGTACTACTATTGCCCACGGGATCCCACCAGGAGGTTCGGGTGTACTCGATAATAGCGCCGTTCCTGGTCCAGAACCCGCAGTTCTCTGGAGTATAGAAATTTGTTACATTCAGTCCTTCAAAGGTTATGAAGGCGTTAGCGCTTGATACCCAGCTAATGCGGGGGTCACTACAGTAGCTCTCATCACAGGTGACCCAGTCATCACCAACAAGAACCCTTCCGCTGACGACTGTAAACTTGAACCAAAGACGGTATGGATTAGTGCATGTACCCCAGTCGGGAAATCTTTCATCCTTCGAATAGGTCAGAGTAGTCGTGCTACACTTGTCCGTGCCATCACCTTGGACGCCCGGGATGTCCGCCACTGTATGCTCGGCCATGGGAATGTAACCCTCTCCATCGCCACTGTATCCAGTCACGATACCGAGAGTGAATGGGCCATTAGATGAGTCTGACCTTCTCGCCTCCACGCAGACTTCGACCTGTCCGATCTGACCCCAGTAGTGGTCGCTGAAGTCGCAGTTCGTTCCATCGCACTCTTTAACGTTCGGGGTGTGGTTAAAGCCAGTACCAGGAAACGAGTCTGCTTGATCAGATACTACCCCAACGGATCTAATTACATCGGAAATATCGTTGAGACCGAAAAAGTCGCCTGGAGCCGGAACGTTCTGATACAACTCGAATTCGGAGAGGCTAGGGGGTACATCTGGCCCGACAGCAGTGTATTGCAGGTACCAGCACCCCGAGTCTGCCCTGATACAGTCGCAGGTGGCGGTATCGAAAACCTGTCCAGCAGGGCATGGCTCACAGGAGTCGTACACCTGGCCAGCGTTCGCGCCAGAGAGGCATCGCTGCTTCTTGCAGCAGCTTTCCATGTCCGGAGAAGGTAACGCCATATCAGCGACTCCACTTCTTTAAGGGGCAAAGGAAGTCCTTGTCTCCATTCACCCACGTCTTGGCTTCCATGAAACAGCCGCAGTCGGCACATCGCTTACTGTCCTCGATGAAGGACGGGCATCCCTTACAGGTTTCGTATCGCTCCTCCCTGATCTCCTTACTAACCTTTCCACCCCTGATAGCCTGGCCAGCCGTTTTCAGTAGCCCCATAGCCATCTTTGCCGAGGTCGCCTTAACGTCAGTAGCGTGTCGCACCTTCGGCTTACTTTTTTGAGCGTTAGCCATAAGTGCCTGGTTTCTCTCCTCGGGCCACGCAGAGACTGGGCCCGACGGATAGACCCCGGCGGATTTCAGCTCTTCACGAATGTCCATGTTCAACCGAAAGCTGGGCTAGGATACCTATAGGGCAGCAATCCTCGACTGGAAGTCGGCGAAGTCGGTAGAGGCAGCTACTTCGGCCTTGAGTGTCGCCTTGGAGATGTAGTCGCCAGGCTCCCATTGACTGTTAGCGTCAACCCAGGTCAACACTTGGCCGTCGGTCGCGCCACTGCCAACATTCTGCCACTGAGGACCTGCCGCTTCTAGCTGCAGGGGTCCAGGAGGAGAAAAATTGCCAGGGTATTTCACGGACTTCGTGATCGCAAAGTCGTCAATCTTCCAGGCTTGAGGCGCGGATGCGGAAGCGTCGTAAGTTCCAAGCCTAAGTGGGCTGGCTGTGGTCGCGCAGGTTCCGACTCCGCCGTGGGAGCCAATAGCTACGCCGTCAGCATAGAAGGTTAAAGTACCTGAGGAAAGAGTTACGGCACAGTGAACCCACTGCTGGGCGGGCATGACGTAAACATTGGAGTTATAGTTAGTGCCACCACTGCCGGATCCGATGGTAAATAAGAACCTCTCAGGGCCGGCGGAAGTATAGCCGGTCGGCGCGTAACTGAAGCTGTACGCATGCTCGTCGGTGTAACCGGAGCCTCTCTTTGTGCAGATAACAAAAGAATCAATGCCGCTGCCCGTATTGGCGTCGAGCCACAGCCATGCCTCGATAGTAAAGTCGCCCGGAATATCGAAGGCAACACTGTCAGCATACTCAACGCTGCTGCCGGAGGTCGTAGTAAGGGCTAGAGAGGACGCTCCATACTTCTTCTCTGAAGAGTCAAGACTAACACTATAGGGAGTTGAGGTGAGGGGGCCGCCAGAGCCACTGTTGTCGTAATCAGAGTCAAAGCTCAGGATTACCGACTCGTCAGATACAGAAGGCGAGTACATCAGGAGATCGCCAGCTGCCGGGGCTGCTACTGTGGCATCATCCATATCCTGGATACCCAGGCTCACATCACCCGTCTGACCGTTAACGCTGTCAACCGCACCACCTGCTGCATCTGCAGGCTCCCACTGATTGTTCGCAACAACCCAGGTCAGTACTTGGCCGTCGGTAGGTGGCGTTGTGGAGGTGTCTACGTCATTCAGTATGTCGATAGGCAACTGAGCTGGCTTGAACTTTTGGTCAGCTTCGTTCCATTGCAGGATGTCGCCGTCAGTCAATGGCACCAAGTCTACTGGAAAGGTAGGGATTAAGAATTCGACCTCGTCCCCATCTTGCAGAGCAGTAAAGTTCCAGCCTTGAGGTTGAAAAAGAACTCTACTAGGACTCTCAGTGCCCATCGCACCGACCGTAATGTTTTCCTGCAGGACTCCGTTAACCTTTACGGAAAATACCGTACCCGTATCAAAAATCGCAGTATCTGTCCAGCTGCTATACCAGTCGACTCCATTGGCGTCGGTGGGGTTGAGGACAATGTAGGAGGGACTAGGTGCGTACGTGTTGCAGGTGCCTACCGGCGGTGCCACACCAGTGTGGCCAGTATTGTAAATAAGCCTTGGACCTCCAGAGGGTATCAACTCAAAGTCATTCATGTCCTGGACACCCAGACTGACGACACCCGTCTCACCGTTGACGCTATCAACAGCACCACCGCCACCGCTTGCCGCATCTGCAGGTTCCCATTGGTCGTTAGCGGCTACCCAGGTCAGTACTTGGCCGTCGGTAGGCGTATAGTCGACGCCTCCAGGACCGTCAGCCAGAGTGTAGTTGTCACCCACCTGGCCTGCGGAGATAGAGGCATTAAGCCCAGCAACCAGGGGGACCAAGGTACTTCCAAAGACACTATAGCCAGTCATTGTTTCCGTCTGCCACGCCTCGCTGTTCTTCCTCCAGGCGACGGTGGAGCCATTCAGGGCGGAAAGATTTGCCGACTGATCCGTGCCTGAGTTGTCATTGACGTACAGGAGGACCTGATCACCAGAGCCATACCCCATTTCGCCATCCGCGCTCTTCAGCTCTCCAGAAGTCAATGTGTCAACAGTCCATGTGCCGGACCATGTCTGACTGCTTGGCTGGACGCCCGCGACCACGTCTGTTAGATCGTCGAGAGCGATAGACCCGCTACCACCTGCTGCATCTGCAGGCTCCCACTGATTATTCGCATCAACCCAGGTCAGTACTTGGCCGTCTGTAGGAAGTGAGGAAGTCTCAGGTAGGCCGTCAGACAAATAGAGGTTGTCTCCGACTTGCGCACCTAGGACGACGGCTCGGAGAACAGGGGATTCGGTGACGGTGTTTGACGGGGTGCATGCTGATTGCACGGATCCGTTCGAGACTGCGGTCCAGCTGCCATTGTTTAGCTTGTAGTAAAGGTTCAGATTGTTAAGCCCAATGTTGCTGAGCATGTTTTGGCCATCTGCGTCCTCAATCGAAAGGTTTACGCCCCCACTGAAGCTTGTTGTTGGGCCGACTTTCCCCAGCGGAGAGCACTGGTTATCCGTCAGAGTGTGGACCTCCCATCGCCCAGTCCATGTCGCCGTAGCAGGCGTCACTGGGTAGGCGACATCATTCAGGTCATTAACCCCTAGCGACACCGCCGCAGGTTCCCATCGACCGTTGGTATCAACCCAGGTTAGTACTTGGCCGTCAGAAGGCCCTGTCGCACCGAACTTGATATAGATGTTACCTGCCTGGGTAATCCCCGAGGCGTCCACTAGATCGAAATACCTCCAGTCGGAACTGGCTCCGTTCTGGTACGAGGTGTACTCATACTGTGAGTAGTTTGTGCCGTCCTGGGAAATCAGGAGAATCCCGCTCGCAGGAGAAGCGTCGATAGTCGCACTTTGATCGACGAATTGGTCGTCGTACTTGTTAAATTGGAGCTGGTTGCCGACAACGCGCCATCTCCCGTTAGCGCTAAGGTCAGCATTGTAATCGTCCCAAAGTATCGCAGCACTACCGCCAGTGACTACCTCTACGTCCCTCAGCGCACCAATGCTTTCGGTGGTAATATCCGTGCCACCACCACCAGAGCCCCCTGTCTGGTCGCCGGGGACCCATGTACTGCCATCCCATACGAGAACCTGGTCCTGGGTGGGCGGAGTCGTACCGGTATCTACATCAGTCAGGTCGTTGATTGAGGTAGCTCCACCACTGCCAGCATCTTCCCACGTAAGCTGTGCGCCGCCCTGAGAGGTAAGGACCTGCCCAGCCGTGCCCGCACCAGAGGGTAAGACAAGGGTGTAGGTAGCTGCCTGCGCGTGAGGCGGGGACTTGATTGTTACGCCGTGAGTGTTGGCCGTACAGTTGAGGGTAAGAGCACCCTCCGAACTGCCGCCTCGAACCACCAGTTCGCCAGTAGCGGGCGCAAGGCTTACATCACCGCTTGTGCTAACGATGTAATAGCTGTTAGTGTCAAGGTTGCCGCCAAGCTGCGGGGTTAAATCTTCGACAATGTTCGCAAGCCCACCGCTCTGATCGACAGGCTCCCAGTTGCTGCTCGTGGAGTTGTATGCGATAACCTGGCCGTCGGCTGCAGGAGTGCTAAGGTCGACATCAGTTAGGTCCCCTAGGTTCTGGGGCCCGGTACCGGTACCACCGAGGCTGACAATGCTGCCGTCACCCGCCTTTGTGTAGAATTTTACGTCAGTGTTGAGAATTCCCAGGACGATTTCGCCCTGGGTGATCTCGTCTGTTCCACCAGTCCCGATGGCCGCCTCAATGGCCGCCTGGCTGTCCGTCGAGTTCTTGAGTACAATACGATCAGGAAAGACGGCCACAATCAAGTAGAAGCTAGGCTAGGGTTCCTAGGTCTCAGGGATCCACCTTATCTCCAGTTGGCGATTATTATAGAACATATTATCGCCGCCCCCTTGAGGGCAGCTTCGTCCGACGCCAGTGGCCTGGCCCCGCGCTAAGCCACCACCGCCGCCGAGTGGCGCGCCATCATGCGTTATGAACTCATACCTGCAGTCCGAGGGCGCTACACAGCCATCGCCGGTAAGGTATGTGCAGAAACTGCAGTAGTTCGGCGGGGTGGCCATGGGGACAGTTTCTTGGCCTATGCCGTAGCGAGCCCTATCCGCTAAAGTGACTCCCGTGATAGAAGTGGGCTGCCAACTGTCGTCGTTCTTGTTTCTACAGTCGTACTCAGGGTAAGCGGTATTGAGATACCCGGCCCAGCGATATTCCAGGCGATAGGTTATGTCTGCGCACGAAGAGTCAATGACTGTGTCAATCAGCTGGGGCGGGTAGTCAAGAGGGCTGCCATCTGTCCACACATGCGAAGCGCCAACAAGTCCACCGCCAGATATAGCGGACAGGATAACGTCTCCATTTCTGTCGCGCACCTCCCACAAGGCCGAGGTAGTGCCTGAGCTGGAGCAGGTGGAGCAATCGTACGACTGTTCGTCTGTCCCAATAAAGTGGAGCGTATGAGGAAGAGGTGCACAGGGACTACTGACCTGAGTGCCTGCATTCGAGAGGATGTAAGGGCCTGCTGACGCATTGGCGCAGTTGATACCGCCTTGACCAGTCTGCGCACAGGTGAGAAGGGTGTATTCGTAATCTCTGGCATCAATCTTCCAGACGGTGATACCATTGCCGCACTTAGGGTCAGGCTGGCAGGTGCCATCAGCCCCGCACAACTGGCAATCGGGACAGTCGTCGTGACAGTTGCAGTCGCAGTCCTTGCAACTCTCGGGCAGATCCTCCGTGTTGCATTTCTGGCAGAAAACACACGTCTCGCCGCCTGCCTGGAGGGTTCCAGTCTGCGTTTCTCCTTCCAGACATGCGGCGACTCCAGTCCCGGTATCAGTGCACCGCGTAACAGAGGAGCATTTAGGTTCGCAAGGATCAGGCTTGGCGCACTCTTCTTCACATCGACGGGCGGCCTCCTGCTGGGGCAGGTTGATTGGGGGCAAGCCACCTTCGACATATGCCTTACATACTGTGATGTCAGGCAGGATCCTGTTGCAGGGGCATAAGTGATTCCGAATGGTGGCGCACTGCTTGCAGTTCGAGCCATCGAAAACACATTCGCCGAAATCAGCCTTGTCGGACTCTTTTTGGCATTTCTCGCAGTTCCCTGCGTTACACTCAGAGCCCTCACACCAGCAAGGGGGGCTGAAGGTGGTAGGCCTGCATTGACCAGACTGGCAATAGTTGCAAGCGTCGCAACTGTTTCCATCAACGCCCTCCGAGCATCCTGGACCAGGTTCGCCATTGGCTTTCAGGTAGGCCTCGCAAAAGTCGCTACAGGTTGGCCATGGGGGACAATCACTGCACCAGCAATGAACACCCGGCCGCGAACTCGAAGCAGAACCAAAAGAGCAGCATCGAGTCCCACAGCAGTCCTTGCCGTCAGTGTCTCCACAGTTTGCTGTCTGCTGACACGCTCCAGGGGCACCAGTGTTGCAGGGAGAGTTAGGGTCGTCTGGATCGCAGTCTTGTCCAGCACTGTTCTGTTGGTTCTGACCACCAGCGCTCATTGGCGTGCACTGCCCATTCACACAGGCATAGCCCGATGGGCATTGGGTCGATGAGTGGCAGCTTGCCGTTCCGCCGCTTCCGGTAGGGGCGCCGCCTACCCAGCTATCATTGGAATCTTTGACAACGAAACTGTCGCCAGGATTGCGTAGCAGGTCCCTAGAGTTGCTTGTGCTGCCAGTCCGCAGAAAATCATTAGCTCGGTTGCCGGCGTCCCAGAAATCACTTAATCCCATCGTCCGGCCAGAGCTAGATTAGAGTGCCTATCAGTCAAACATTGGGTCGTAAGGCTTGCCGGTCCACTTGTTTAGCAGGGTAAAGTTTGAAACAACCTTCCACTCCAGTGTCCCATTAATATCTACGGCAATGTAGGCCTGAGCGCTTCGATTTAATCCGCTGGTGTCCGTAAAAGAATGAAAAATCAACTGTCCCTGCCTGTCAGGAATGGCCGGATTAACGCTCTGAGGAACGTCGGCCGAGCTATCGATATAGGACTCCGATGGAGCGGCGCCTCGAACTTCGACCTGCAAGCTTTTGGTCTGACGCCTTTCGGTGGCAGGCTTGCCCGCAATCCTGGGACTATTGATGGCCATTAGATTACCGGAATATACCGACGACCCGTGCCGTCTGTTATATAAAGCTGAACAGTGTCAGACAGCGAGTCGTAATACCCAAAAAGCGTATTAGGGGTAACCGGGGTATCAAGATAGGTATTGGGATTCGGAACTGTCGCCAAAAGTTCGACAGTAATCTCAGTGTTTTCCTTGATTGACTGAGCTGTAATCTGAGTCCTGTTAATCGCCATGACTAGAATTTGCTGTAGTAGACACCATTGGCGTGGCTAAGCTCCACCTCTGTGCCCCTAGGCAGGGAAGTAAATCCGATGGGCTTGGTTACATACTTTTTATTGTTATAGCTTACGATACCAGCCCCGTTATTGCTGAGCTTTACCCAGTAGCCAGTAACACTACCCTCGAAGTCTCCCTCGATGACAACGCCCTTTTCTAGCTTTTCAAGCTTGAGAAGCCTCTCGATGCTGCTTTTTTCAATCAAGGAGTTGACTAGGCTCATGGCGCTGTGTAGAATCCGAACTGCTTAAGGTTCCAGTAGAAAGCTGCTTCGTTGCCCCCGGTCAAGGTTACGGTGCTAGCGGTCTTGGAGGCTGTGAACAGAGTGCCAGCCGTGGCGACCGAAGGGGTGTAGATTGTATCTACTGAGAAAGTGAGGTCTCCAGCACCCACTGATGGGTCAAGCCCCGCCAGGGTGCCGTTGCTGATAGTAAGGGTGTTCGAGGCGGCGTATCCGTAGCCAGGGCTGTTAATCGTTACGACGTAGTCACTGGTAGACGCACCGCTATTCGTAACTTCAAGATCGATAGTCATTCCCGCGCCGGACCCGCTAGTCGAATCGACGGGGATATTAGTGTAGGCGGAGGTGGTGGTGGTAGCGCTTGCGGGAGCAGCCGTAACGGAACCGAGGGCTGTAGCGTTGCCGGAACTCCAGACTAGGGCTACGTGGCTGAACTGAATAGGGGTAGCTCCGCCATCATGAGCAAAGACAGTGGCCTTTTGAGCAAGGGCGACTCCATTATCAGCATAGGGGCCGACTTCAGCGCCGGTCCAGCTAAGCATGGCTCTTTGATAGCCGCCCGTTCCGGGAGCCACCTCGCCGGCCAGTAAAGTTGTGTCAGAGCCCGCGACACCGGGATCGTAGGTGTATGCAGGCAGGTTGATCAAGCGCGCCTCAAAATACTGATCAACGTATCGATCAGTAATAATGCTAGTAACTTCGGTTGCTGAAACCTTCGAGGCGATTGTCATCGGGCTATGCTCTGATCGCCGTTAGGGTTCCTATGGACCTCAAGAGAAGAGATCCGCGTTTACCACTGTAGCATCTGACGTAACAATCGAGCCGCCATATTCCAGGGGGATCGTTCCCGTGCCGCCAACCTCTAACAGGTCTCCGGTCTCGACAATAAATCCGGTTGAATACACGGCTAGAGCCTGTTCGACCAGCGGGCTAAGATCTGTCGGGTTTGGAGTTGAAATGCCATCATTGAAATAAGTGAATATCGAAGTGTCAATAAATAGATTTACGTCAACCTCAAAAGAAAAAGATTGCCCGACCAGGCTGTTGTCAATACTGGGAGGCAGTGACGGGGGTGCTGGAGGGGTTGGGCTAGGTGGATTCTGCCCTCCGCTGGGGTTGCCGCCAACAGCAGGCTTGCCAGCCCCGAGACCTGGAGTCATATCTGGGCTAGAATTGCCAACCAGGTTGCTTCCGATGTTCAGCGTTCCAGAGTCGAAGCCAAGCCAGACTCCATTAGTGACGAACGCCGCCTCGGTTTGGGTAACCCCCCAAGCGCAGGCGTCCATGCGCATAGCGGAGATTCTATTGTTTGCGGTATCGGCGTAGCGGAACGGCATGCCTGGATACCAGTTGGTGACGATCTCGGATCGCATAGACTCTGCAATCTGCAGGCCGTACAGGTCACCCTTAACGAATCTGGTCAGATATTCGCTATAGTCTTCAACCCAGCCCTCGATTTCGCTAGCGTTCTCGGAAAGCATTGGAACAGGGATTGACTCCTCCAGGACGTAATCGCCAGCCTCGCTTGGTGGGCTTATGTAAGAATTGGTATTAAGCAGCAGTTTTGTTGTCTCCTCAACTGTTGTCGTGCTTGCCGTATTGACAGAGTCGGGCTTAACTTCGAGAGTGGTGGTCGAAGTAGACTCCCTCCTCACTGAGGTCACGATCCCGTCCAAGGCATCCAAGGAGGCACCCGATTTAACGCCAACACCGCGAGATGTAATGCTCGTGTAGGTCGTGGTCAATTGAACGTTAAGGTTATCTTCCTGAAAGTACTCGGTAACCACGCGAGACTGCCTGTAGAGCCCATCGGCCGCCGAGAGTCCAGACTGGAAACCCTGGGGGACTCCGTTCGAGATGCCAGACCTGTAATCTTCGGGATTGTATGCCGACAACAGGCTCACATAGGTGTCTTGTATTGTTCTGACCAGTTCATTCGCTTTGTCGCCATACTCATAGTATGTCATCTGCTTAGAAAGGAGCACAGTGTCCATTCCGTAGTAAGGACAACTTCCTCCAGGATTGCAAGCGTTTCCGTAGGTAGCAACGCAGAAAGCGTAGTAGTCTGAGAAATAGCCGGGGTTGGCTTCGATGTCAGGGCCGTTGACAGTTTGCTCAACGTAGGACACCTGGGCGCCAGGCCCTCCGTAGACAGTTTCAGAGACGGCGACGCGGGTGGCTGGCAGGTAAGCATTGGTCCTTTCGGTGGTCCACTCATCGCTGCAAAGGTAGTATCTGTAGCTTCCTCCAGGCTGCACTCCTCCCGTCGACGGCGGGCTAGGCGTTTGCCCACAGTTGACGGTTGATGGCGGACTAGAAGGAGCTGAGACTACACTGCCGGGAATTTGAACCTCACCACTGGGTGTCGGGTCTGGGACTCGTGCCCAAACCGTGGCCGGATAATTGACAAAATACTGCGAAGTCTCGGTTACGGTGTCAACCTTCCCAAGATTGTCGTCAGCCAGGAGTCCTTCGGGAACCTGGTAAGACAGCACGATCTTGTCGGGAATAGCGCCACTGCTAGCGAGAGGGGCAACAGAGATGGCAGTTTCACCAAGAACGGAGACCCACTCGCCGGGCTCGATGCCGGCAGAAGAGTCGGTTCCGAAAAATTTGCGACTGACAAGATTGCCTTGGTTGTCCTGATACAGGATCATGCCAGCGGCCGCAAAACTGGCAGAGCAGTTCTCTACGGTTTGCTGTGCGGCATCCAAGGGAATGGGCACGAGAGGTAAAATTGCATCAGCATTATCTGTCAGATAGGCCAGAGAAATACGGCAAGCAATTTCTACGACAAGCTGCTCGGACTCTACGTCGTAAGAAGTGCTGACAACGTAAAGGTAGCCACGAGGGTGCCGATAAGACGCTCCGCCTGGCTCTGTAATGTCCAAAGTAACCACGGTGCCCCTCTTGAAGAGGTTGCGGTCATAGTCTTCGATGTCGGTTTTTCCAGGGCGCTGGCCAAGAACCAGCGTGCCCGAGGTGGTAACAAGTCCTTTCTTGAACGCACCCGCATCAGAGACGTTGAACTCGACCAGGCTAGACGTATAGTCCTGGCCGCCGATCAGGAGCTGGGCTGCGCGAGTCTGTTGTACAAGGTATCCCACGATCAAACCTCCTGAAGACCGAAGCTGACAAGTGTCAAGATTGGACTGAGCCTAGTGTACGTGGGAGGAGTGACGAACACCGTGCTAGTACTCACATCTGGCCCCCAGGTCTGATCAACGATGCCGCAAGCCGCAGTAAGTCCCGCCGCCCTGTCCGCGTCCCAGGCTTGGAACATCACGTCAAAAGCCTCCGCGTCAGTGGTCCGCATGACCGTAGAGATCACCCACTGGTATTTTTGCCTGAAGGCGGGACCGCCCAAGATATTCGCTCCGTTGGCCGACATGTCGAAACTGGCACTGCCTACATAACTGCGAGGCATTGCGTTGTCGCCAAAATTATCAATCTGAAAATTGTAAGCAGTACTACCCGCGTCAGTGTACGAAATGCCAATTATGGGACCAGCCATCAGGAGTACTTAGCTGGGCTAGGATTCCGAAGCCTCCTTGGCAAGGTCTACATACTTCTTTCTGGCCGCTACGCCACCCGGCGGAAATACAAAGCCCTTGAGCATGTTCTCTCTAAAGCGCTCAGAGGTCGCCACGAGGGCGCAAAAGACCTCGTCATACCATTCGGTCAGAACGCCAAGCATCGCCTCGTCTAGGCCGTGCTCAAGCCCTCTCGTAAGGGCTGCGTGCATATACGCCATCACGTTGCGAAGATCTTGCTCATTCATCTCGTCAAGATGAATATCGGGCACGCTAGGGCCACCAGCGCTAAGATACATGTCTAAGTGCATCTTCGCGGCCTCTGCCGGATCACCAAATACAAACAAGAATCTTTAGCATCTGACAAAGGATGCCTATCACCCCAAGCGACGACGCTTGAGGCGGGTCATTTCAACCATCATGTTGTTAGCAGCCTGGACAGGATTGGCAGCCTGGACCGTAACATTCTGATGGAAGGTGTCGCCGCCGCTCATGGCTCCGCGGATAGCCTTGACCATCGAGCCCATGCCACCAGCCCCAGCGCGGGAAGCGTTAGAAGAGGCCGCGGAGTTCAAGCTCACGCCACCAGTGGGGATGCTGAGCTGCTTGGTCAGATGGGCCGGGATAACAGTACCAGCACTAGGTGCCTTCCAGCTACCAAAGGCAGGAGCGTTGATCATGCTCAGTCTGCCGCTAGCGCTCAAAAAGGCCTCCTTGCCAAGCTCGTTGACCTGATAGGTGCTACCGCCCGCAACTGGGCCACCCGAGGCCCTAGCTGAAGGGGTGCCTGACCCAGGAGAGCTACCACCGCCGCCTGAAGCCTCCCTATTCAGGGTTCTTTGCTTCTGGATATTTTCGTCGATGGCACGACCAAGAGCTTCGGCGTCTGCCTTGGCATTCAGGTACTCCTGACCCAAGGAGTCCACCAAGCCAATCTGTTCGTTCACTTCGACGTTAGTAAGATCGACCTCGTCGGTAATCCCCTCAGCAGCCAGCACAGCGTCGTCAATCGTTTTAATTTCATCTCTACGCGCCTTGTCCAGCCTTCTAATCTCAGCCTCCTGTTCAGCAATCTTAGTCTTCATTGCCTCCAGCTCAGTGGTCTGCCTCTCCTTCTCGTCTGCGATCTCTTTGTCCTTAGCGGCCTGCTTCTCAGCCTTTTGCTTGAGAAGTTCTGCGATCTTTTCCTGGTTGCCCATTCGCTCCAGGCGTGCCTTAGCCCTCAGCAGCTCTTCCTTGTCGAGGGTGCCGCTCTTGATCTTCTCGATAAGCTTTTTCTTCTCGAAGTCGTAAAGCGCTTGCTCGCTCTTGGTCTTCTCGCGCAATTTGCCGATAGAAAGATCGATAAGATCAAGCTCTGCATCATAACGCTCAGCGATCTCGGCAAGACGATCTTTGTGATTTTGCTTCATCTCGTCCTGCTTAATCTTATCCTCTGTGATCGTATCCTTGATCCCCTGGATCTCAGTATCGTACTTGTCCTTGACCTGCGTCTTGAGCGCCTCAAGCACCTTGATTTCTTCGTCAAGGGCGGCCTTCCTCTCTGCGACCTTGCCCTGAAGCTCCTCATGCTCTGCGATCATATCCTTGAGCCCAGCCTCCTGCAGCAACTTCTTCTGCGCCTCACTGAGCTTACCAGTTGTCTCCACGTTGCCATCCATGGCCACATCTAGCTCCCCAGCCTCTTGCTTGGCCTTGTCCATGGCGGCGGAGAGGCCAGCGTATGCAACACCACCCACGGCAACGGCTGCGGCGATGGCCGCCCAGTTACCAGTCAACGCATGGAAGGCGATAGTGGCCGCATTAGCCAGGTTCTGCCATGTCACAACGGCCTTAATGGCCAATGCAACCAGCTTGATCCCGCCCACAATGGCGCCCCAGTTATTTACAGCCATGAACGTCACCGTAGCGGCGGTGGCAGTGCCAAAAGCAACGGCGATCCCGTCTAAGTTGTTGGCGACCCACTGAAGAGTATCAGCAAAGGCCTTCATGCTTCCGCTAACGATTCCGCCCAGGGCCTGGTCCATCTTGTTGAATGTTGCGATAAACTCCTTGGCAAGCAAGTTAATAGAGGCCTCGATACGAGCCATTCGACCCTGGAAGGTCTCCTGCATTCTCTCAGCGATCTCGGAGAATCTACTTCCTTCTGCGGTTAGATTGCTCAAAGCCTGCTGAACGATGTCGAAGCTGATCTCACCCTCGCGAGCCATATCCTTAAGGGCCGAGACCGACTTGCCGGTAACCAAGCTCATCTGTTCCCAGATGGGAATACCTTGAATCGCAAACTGAGTCAAGTCACGAGTATAGGCCTGGCCTTGGGCTGCAATCTGACCAAGGTTCCTTGCCAGCAGGTTAATATCACCACCAGTTGCTGCCGCGACAATGCCCAGCTGCTCCGTAGACTTGATAGCCACATCGGTCTCCACACCGAAAGCCATCATGATCTTGCCAGCCTGGGCGACCTGTTCAAGGTTGAACGGTGTCTTGGCTGCGATGTCCACGAATTCCTTAAACGCTGCATCGGCGGCCTCCGCGCTACCTGTAAACGCCTCCATCTGCAGGCTTAGGACCTCCATCCTGCCCGCCATGTCAGCGAAGTCGGCCCCAGCTCTCGCGAAGCCCTGGATCATGCCAGTAGCAAGGTTTGCGGCGGTCTGCACAAGTGCAAACTTGCCGACAATCCCAGTCAAAGAAGCCTTCATCTGCTGAAGAGGACCGCCTTGGGTCATGGTCTTCAGTTCTTTGCTAGCTTCCCTGATCCTTTGAGTGACTAGCTGCCAGTCCTTTGTGAGTTTATTTGTGCCCTCCTGGTACTTCCTGGTGTCGCCCTGGAGCTGCTTCAGCATTGTCAGCTGACGCTTTAATGCGTTGGGAGTCTTGGCAAACTCACCATTGATCGCCTTCGTGGCCTGTTCTAGTTTTTTGGACTCCTGGTTAATGCTTTGAACCTTCCTCGCAACTAGCTCACCATTTTTCAGGTTGATCTCTACGTTGGTCTGAAGTGTTTGACCGAATGCTTGATTAAGTTGATTCTTTGCTTTAGCTGCGCCTTGATCGAAAGAGCTAAAGAACTGATTGATCGACGAGACCGCCGAGTTGGTATCAACGGCCAGATTGAAAGTAAGATTTTGAGCCACGTCGAAACCAAAGCTGCCTTTAGGCTGCCATTAAAAAAGAGCCCCCGAAAGGGCTCTTGATGTTTTTCGCAAGTATCGCGGTTACGAAATAACCGTGACCTCTGCGGTAAAGACACCAGCACCACCGTCTTCGGTGAAAGTGACAGTATCTCCAACTGTGTAGCCAGAACCAGGTGTATTGGTTCCGACCGTTGTGACGTTGCCAGATTCGTCGGTATTGACGGCAACGACAGCGCCACCAGTTGTAGCAGAGGCCGCGACGGCTGTACCACTGACAGTATCGAACGGAGTCGTAGTTGTCAGGTTGTCCAGCCCAGCGATACCTCCAGTCAACTAAGCCTGCAGGGTCAGGTGGTAGGGGCCGTATCCAGTTAGGGTGCACTCCCAGGACACGATGCTGCTAACTTCGTTCGACTCCGTGTAGCCAGTCAGAGTGCCGTAGCCCACGATCTCTTCAGTGGTTCCAGTAGGACCAACACGCTTGAAAGCGACACGCAGGCCGTCAGCCACGGTGTTCTGCTCAGTAAGGCGCAGGATCTTGTAACCAGCGTCGCCGAAGTCAGCGATACCGGCCAGGGTGATGCTGAAGCTCTTGGTGGT